GTTAGTTCCAAATACTAAATTCTCAGGATAAGTGAAAACTATTGTATCGTTAAACATTCCTGGACATCTGTATATTGGATAGCCAAAGTAAGTTGCAGTATCAGAATTTGCATCAAAACCTAATCCAGAGATTTGCCCTTGGTTAGAACCCGCAGAAGCTAATGCTTGAATGTAGAAACCATAAGTTTTATTATTCATATAAAACCCTACTCCTGGTTTTGTTAATATACCTGAAATATCAGATGCAGCAGCATTATATACTGAAGCCATATCTGTTAATATATCCGCAGCAGCCAAAGCATCAGCAAAATCTACTTCTGTAAAGTCTTTCATAGCACTTGCATCAGCACCCGTTTCATCTTGTGTTCCATCGTCAGACAAAAACCCTGTTCCGAAAGGTGAACTACCTTGCCAGATTCCTATTTCTAATTGAGCAGCAGCTTTTCCTGCAACTACTTTTAATAAGAAATCAGAAAATTCATTTGGTAAATTTCCATTTCTATCCATTCCTTGCCCAAGCCATGTAGGGAACACAGTTCCTCGACATATTTCTTCGTTTACTTTTAAGTCAGTTAATGTTAACACTTGTTCCGTTGAAGATACACTATTTTCACTTGAGAAAGCACAAGCAGCAGCGACAATAGGATTGCTAGAAGCAATATTATTGATAACCGCACTTTTTGTTAAACCATCTAATGTTCTAACATATCCTTTTGCAACTGTGTCAGGACTTCTCAAGGCAGCAGTCACATAAGGCAGAGCATGAACACCCGCATAAGTATCACCTGTGATAGTTATGTCAAATTCTCTCTTTTTTGATAATTGAATTTTATTCGCCATTTTTAAATTTATTTATTGTTAATGTAATATGCCGTCCTTTCATCAATGGACAGTCCCTTTAAATCAATAGTTGTATTAACATTCGATCCTTCTGGTGAATATGTAATTCCTTCATCAGCAGGTTGTCCGCTTAATTCAACTATTTTTCCTTTTAATTCTTCTATTTGTGTCATGAGTTCGCCCATAACTTCTTTTGACATTTCAGTCTTTTCTTCTTCTTCCGAATCTTCTTCTTTCGAAAGTTCTTCAGTTTCTTCTTCCGCTTTTTCACCGAACACTTTTTCTTCTAGTGCAGCTACTCTGTCTTTTATTTCCTCAAATGTCTTTGCCCAATCGGTATCTTCTGCATCAGCCATTTCTTCTTTTACTTCTTCAGCTAGTTCTTCTTCTGTAGATTCAACTTCTTCAGATAATTCTTCTTCAGATGCTTCTACATCTTCAGCTTCTTTTTCTTCACCTAAGTCAAGAATTTCAGATTTATCTCCGATAGTCATTTTGTTTCCATTTTCCATTGTATAGCTCCCTGCTACCAATGCTTCAGCATTTCCGTCATCAGAGACAGCAAACACTTTTGATCCGATCATAAATTGCTCATCTTCTGTAGCAATTACACGGCCATCGTCTAGTTTTAATTCCGCATAAAAATTTACAGAATAAGATTTGGGTTGATTTTTCATTTTCAAGATATTTAAAATTTTTTCTATAGTTCCCATAACATTAATAAATATAAATGTGTTATTGTTGTTTATTTCTTTATCGTTTGACTGTTCTATTTTTGATAGCTGCACAGACCTTAGCAGCAGTTTCTTTGTTTCCGTATTCTTTCATTTGGTCACGAATACAATCGTCCCATGAATATTTCAACATAGCTTTTCGTTTTGCATAAGCAACATACTCAAGCATCTTGTATTTTCTCTTTCTTTTTTTTCGTCCTGTTTCGCTGTGTTCTTCTCGCATAGTAGCAGAAGCATGGTCTACACAAGGCATATATAATTTAACACCATCTACATTATGTGTGTGACTACCAGAACAACCTTTAAACATTTCAGCATATAAATCAGCTTCTTCTTTTGTTGTAAATAGTGGTTCACCATCTAAGCTACCAACAGGTTTTAATTCGTTAGCTAAAATAACCTCTTTAATTTTTCCCATCATTATTTCATCAGGGCAATCTTCACAAACTTCGTCTAATATATCTTTTTGTCTAGATGCTTCAATTAATTTATCTGTGAAATATCCTTCAATGCTAAAACCACGAACTTCTTTATTCTTTATTTTTTCCCAAATATCAGGATTGTTTTCTGCACTTACTTGAACAAACCAAGTTCCAACAGGCATATTAAAGCCATACATATTAGATTTATCATATTTCTTGTTTTCTTTGATCCACGATTCTACGACAGTTAAACCCTCTAATGGTTCTTTGTGTTCTAAGGTGTGGTTATTGTTCCTTAGATTCAACATAAATAGCTTCTGTGCTTGTCTTATTGTTTCTTTAGTAAAAAAGACATCATATTCTTCGTTAGTTTCCTTGTCTAGTCTTGGTATTTTCTTATCTGGAACAAGGACAGCACCGATTAATTGTTTTTGTTCTTCATCTACTTTAGCAAGGGATAGAAAATCATTGTTGAAAAAAACAAAGTTTTCTTCTATCGCAGGAAACTTGACAACAGAGATTGCATCTACTCCAAACATTTCTGCTGCTTCGTCTATTATAAGTTCTATTAGTTTTTTCTTTTTAGCCATAACATCTATAAATATAAAGTTCTTAATTTTGTTTATAATGTAGCTTGTAAATCTAGTTCTTCTTGTAATGCTTGAGCATTCGAAATATCGTTTTCAACTACAAATGCTTGAACTTGACTATCTCCGCCACCTAATTCTGGTGCTTGTATGTTTTCCATATTTGGTGTTAATGGTCCCATACCACCAGGAACAGCAGGCTCAGCTCCGCCACCACCACCGCCATCACTTACACCAGGTATCTTAGTAGACAATATACTTTTAACATTAGCCATACCTGCAGCTATTGCACCGATAGCAGCAATTGGTCCAAAGATAGGACCTGCACCAATGGGTGGTGGTGCAAGGGCAGCGGCAGCGGCACTATATGTATTGATTAATGCTTGACCTACTGCTAGTGCTTTTCCTGCTTTAGATTCTTCGCCCATTAATTGAGCAACCTGTCCCAAAGAATTAGCGATTATACTTCGTTTATTTGCAGCAGTTAATTTTTCAATTTTCACTTCTGCCTCTCCTGTTTCTTTTGCTATCTCAACTCTTTTCTTTGATGACTTTTCTAAATCTGCTAATCTTTTATTTTCAGCATCTATAGCCGCTTGTATTGCATCTGCCTGTTCTTTTTCTAATCCCTTCAGGTTTACTAATTGCTCAGATCTTTGACCTGTTATTCTTTCGTCAAGATCCGCCATTTCTGTTTTAGCATCAATTAATGCAACTTGTAAATCTATATTGTCTTTATTTCTCGATAATTCTAATGCTGCTAAATCTATTTTCTTTTGTGCTAATGCTTGTTCTTCTGCAAACTGTTTATCTAGTATTTTCCCTAATTCTTCGTTAGCAGCAATTCTTTCTTCAAATGTTAAACTAATGTCATCTCTAATCTGTCTTTGAATCTCAGCATCTTTTTGGTATACTAATTGCAACTGTCTTTGTTGTGCTTCTGCTAATTTTACTTCATTTCTTAAATTAACTAAGTTTTTAGCAAATTGAGCTGTTTCTTTTGCCGCATCTTTTGCATTTTTAATAAAATCGCCAAAACTTTCACTATTACCAACAACAGCATCTTTAACACCATTAAAAGATTGTTTTGCTAAATCTCCTGCTTCCGCAAATTCTCCTCTTAAAACTTTTCCAACAGCTTTTCCAAGTAGTCCTAATCCTCTTACTACGGAAATAATTACTGTTCCAATTTTGGTAAATATGTCGCCTAATACAGCAGAAGCGATGTTAACTTTGTCAATAACCGCCTGATTCTGTTGCAGCATTTCAGCTAACTTAGTAAAGGCAGCCACTACCAAACCAACACCTAATGCTTTAAATGCTAAACCAACACCCTTAATTCCTGCTGACATTATAGAAAAACTTCTTTTTGAATCTCTTGCCCCTTTGTTTGTGTCTTGAACACCCTTATTCAATTTGTCAACTTCTTTAACACCTTGTTTAGCATCTACATTTATTTTTATGTTTTTCTCTATCGCCATATTATTCTTTTTATTTGTTTAAACATTCTTCTAAAACTTGTGTGATATTCTTGCATACCATAAGCAAAATCTAATTCCTTGTCCTTATATTCCACTAATTGCAAATGGTCAATACTTGGAGTTATTAATTTGCTTGTGTTTTCTATATATTTTTTTAGTTCCATATTAAATCTGATCCATTTTGTAATTTTATAAAATCATAATTTTGATATTGTGCAAAGACATCGTCAAAATTTCGTTCCATGTTATATATTATATTAACATCAATATCTGCTGTTAACGACCATATCCTTTTAGTATCTGTTTGGCTGTCATCTAATCCCAATTCAATACTACCGCCACTAGCTACAATATTTAATGTGCAAGTTGATGTAGGTGGTGTTGCTTCTTTCAATGCAAATTCAGGAGTTCCCCCTGCTGTTCCTAATTGTGTAATACTTCCGCCACCATTTTTAAATGCAGTATAATATGCAAACCCTTCAACAGTTCCTAATGGATAGTTTGTGCTTGTTCCGCCAACAACTGTAGCTGTTCCTTTTATTCTAAGTATTATATTGGTATTTAGAGGGATCGGTATTTTTCTTTGTTTGCTATCACCATTAACATAGCCATATCCTCTTGTATTTCCTGTTGTGTTTCCAGACAATACGATTCTATGACTTTCACCATTTAACTGCGGAACACCTTTTGGTCTGCTATCATATTTAATAATAATATCATTTCCAAAAGGCGGAAATATATGTGATGTAAATTTTTTGGTGTTTGCTCCGACTAATAAAGGTTTATTAATACCATTTAATTTTCCAGAATATAGAGATTTAGTCGTTGTTCTATTTAACATATTTCTAGTAGCAAAAATACTTTCAATCTGATATGGTAAGCTGCCTGTATTCGCTAAACAAGGATATAAGCCAGGAAAACTTGCATTGTTATAAAATGTAAATGATTTTCCATTATTGCACTCGCAACATTCTTCAGTAGTTAACATTCCTTCATAACCACCCGCAGAAGTTAAATCGGGTGTGCAGCCAGGAGTGCTATCAGGACACCATACATAAAATGGTCCAACTGTGTTACTGCCCTCAATATCTCCTAAAACATAATCACAATCAAAACAGGTTTCGCCATAGCTTTCATCTATTTTCACTAATGTTGCTTTTGTTGATGCTTTAGCTCCGACCTGATAATTTTCTATTTTCAGTATTCTCCAATATGTGTCTTTTATAAATATCTGGTCACTAAATTTAAAATTAAAAATATCTACTTCATTAAGGTTTAAATGACATTCCATTAATCTAGCCTCTGTATCATATAAGCCATTTAGGTATTGCGACCAATAAGCATAGTATAAACTTTTTCCTATTATATCAGAATCAATTAAATAATTAAAGCAAGTAAGTTGACCGCATAATGGTCCATTCAAATTCCAATATAATGACTTGGTTGTTCCTGTTATTGTAGCCGTTCCCGCAGCAGAAGTTGTTAGCTCAAAAGGTGAACACAATGGATATGTTGTAAAACTTTCTGCACTTATATTTCCTGTAAAAGCATCTGTTGGGTGCATGTATATTGCAGCAGCACTCATTATCGTTGTTGGTGTTCCACTATAATAAAACAGTTTAGGTTTAGTTGCTTCTAACACATCTTCATAACCATTTTCTACTTTCTTATATGTGTATTCATATTGAGCCGCAACATTAACTAAGTTTGTGTCTGCATCGTCATTATTATTTGCAAAGATTTTTTCGTTTATATATGGAGAAAACATAGGTTCGTTTTTCATTTCACCTGTAGCAAATTCATTGTTGGTTTCTCTTATATCTAATTTACCAAATACATTATAATTTGGCTGTTCTTCTTTTATAGATTTATTAAGTAAATCGTTATCTTCTAAATCGGTAAAAAGAACTTTTGCTTTCTGCATTGATGTTGTATCTCTAACAATAATTTCTTTTGATAAATCAACTTTTTTCGTCCAATCTTTTAATTCGCCAGAACCAATAAATTCATTGTATGGCTCTATAATAAGATTTGCAGGATTATTTGGATCACTTAAAATAACAAGATTGAATCTTTGAATTAAATCTTTTAAAAACCCTTTTTGTGTTAAACTGTCATCAATCCCTGCGGGAACATCAACAGGTTCTTCCCATTGATTCGTCTCGTAACCAACCCACGATACTGTTAGCTTACTGTATAAACCGCTAAATAGATAATTAGCAGCATCACAAGCATTAAATGTAGCAGGTGCAACATATTCAGGCATACATCTTTTCTGACCAAATTTCCATACTGCATCTCCTGCTAATTGCATTTGCTTATAATATCGTGGTCTGAACCAAAATGACACTTGGTCGCCTGTAGCTACCGCATTTAAATTAACATCAATATCAACATAGGTATAATTGTATAGAGAACTAACAGGATCGTATGCTTGTGTAATCCATTTATAAAAATAATCAACAACATTTCCGCCTGAATCTCTAATTTCTATTTCCCATAATATACCATCTTCATTTGTTTGACAAGTAAAGTCGCCGCCCGTAGCAGGGTTTGTTGATGTGCCGCTAGGCATGATGTTTTCCGATTCCGCAACAAATTGAATGTTGACACTAACCATATTAGAGGATTCTTTTTTAAATGTGTTTGTTGTTTCATTCCATAAGTTTGTTGGATCGTATGGTAATGAATACAAGGAACTGTCTATTGGTGAAACTGTGTTTGCTCTAAATTGAAACCAATTTGGCTCAAGGCAATCAAAGTCTTGAGATGCTAGTTTTGTATAAGTCCACATTGTTGTATTGTTTCCAACACTCATGAAGCCATCTACAAGTCCTGCTGTTTCATATTGTATTGGTCCTGGTGTTGCTTTAGTATTACAGGTTGTCATAAACAATTTACCAAAATATGCAGAATCTAAAAATGTAGATGTATAGCTAAAACCTGCTACCGCCATTATTCTTTTAAAAAGATATTTGATTTGAATAGCAGGTCTAAATTGTAATAAATCAACCATTACTTCCTTAGCAGCATCTTGACCTAAACTTGATATTGTAGACGAATCTAAATTAAGAAATTGTTGTGCAGAAGAATACCATGCTTTCGGCATAGTAAAAGAAAATGGATACATTACTTTCTGAACACCCGCATCAGAATCTCTTAATGATGTTCCTGCTGTATTCTGAAAAGAAGAAGATGCACCATTCCAAGAATCTACTATATTGTCCTTATCGTAAGTATGGTTTAAATCTTGTGAATACCCTAAAAACACCCCTGTTGAACTAAATAGTTTAAATACATCTCTTAGTTTTTTGCTTCCGATCTTAGTAAATAGGTCAGCACTATTAGACATTAATACAACATCATAATAACCTGCTTTTAGATAAACTCCTTTTAATTGCATTACACCCTCAAATTGAGGGACTGTCCCAACATATAAAATAGCAGCAAATCTTTTTCTTGAATTAAAGACAGGTGTTTCTAAATTGACATTAAACCATGTTTGAAAAAAGGCATTATTCTTTTGTGTGAATGGTAACTTAAATGTTTGAGAATAACTTGCTTTTCTTTTGTCTGGTTCTTTAACATCAGCAAACTGAAAATTCAAAGCTATATTCGGTGCTTCTTGCAAGTCCAATTGATATGTGCTATCAGATGTAGCAGTTGTTGTTGCAGGTCTATATGCGACTAATCTAACATTCATTAGCTGTTTGTGTTTACAGGGTTTGCATATTCTATTTGAATAGTATATTGAATAAGGTTGTCATTTGCAACTGTCTTTCTAACATGGCTGCTGTCTGTAACCATTACCGCCTCTATGTTTTCTGTGTCATCATTTTTTACAATATAAACATCGGTTGACATAATTAGCTTTTCTAATAAATTTGCATCTTCTTCACTAATCCATTCTGTATTCAATGTTTCTTTTAGAGTAGCGGTTGTCTGTCTAGTAGCTTTTCCCCTTTGTGTGTTGTTATATCGCCACCTACTTTTATTAAATGTTCCAAGCATTGAACTGTAGTTATTTCTTTCTACATCTACTGTTTGTGTTGATTTAGCTTTGAAATTGTAATAATCATAACCGCCAATACTATTTCGCCATGCTAATCTTCTAATATTAAAACCTTTACAGCTTCCGTCTTGTTTTATAAAATAATATAGTGCAGTATTTGCACTTGGAGATGCTTTTGATTCAATGCCTTGAATAGTATAATACACCCACCCGCTATGAGCAGAAGGTTTTGCATTTGAGATTACACTTTGCTCTTCTAAATTTTGAGGTCCACAGCCGAAATAGATTAATCTTTCTTTGTCTGTATCTACTTCACTATTTGGAATAGCACCACCATTTGCAGCCGAATTTTCTATTTCTGAGCTTGTTCCTATTGAAGCACCATCGCTATCATAATATATTATTTGCATATTTAAGATCAAGCTACTAAAATTAGTATTATCATTTAAAAATGCTACTGTATGGTAATCAGTATCTTGAACATAGTTAATATATCCTGATACATTATAGTCTCCTGTGCTTGTTTCTACATCAGAAAGAAATTTATCGCCTGTTCCGCTTACATTATAAACATTAAATGATGTCCCTTGAATATAATCTGAATCAGAAGCTCTAGCAGTCATTAATGGTAACGATGCCTGCATATAGTATAAAGTGTCTGTAACTGCTGAACCTGTTTGGTCTACAGGTGATTCATCAGAAGCACTAGAATAATTTTCAAATGCCTTTACAGTTAATGAAACAATCTGGGTTTCTCCTGTGTTTCTGTCTCCATTCACACTATATGGTTTAGCAGCAGTATTTGCTCCTAAACGATGTATTGCTCTAAATGGTTGTCCTGAATCGTTTTGGTCAAATACAGTATTTACCAGAACACTATTAGCAATATCTCTTAAATCAAAAAATGCTCTAGCATAATTAGAAGCAACATCAACACTATATCCATTCCTTCTTTGTTTTATTTTAGCTATTAAATTTGCAGCAACTACACTTGTTCCCGTATATACTTCTAAGACTATTTTATAATAAAATAAAGATGCGATACTAGAATCTCTGTAAACCATATATCCTATTAGTGGAGTCCAATTTGTTATAACAGGAACTTTATATGTTGTATTTGTAGGTTTCTGAACTATTGCGAAAGCCATATTTTTTTTATTTTCCGATTATTAATTCTAGTTGTTTGTCTAAGTCATCACCAAAAGCATTTAATATCATGTCTGTTTGGTTGTCTAATTCTTTTGTAAATGGTCTACTAAAAAACTGTGTTCTTTCTAAACCTCTTTGTGCTATTGCTCGTCCAATAAGGAATGCTGCACTTTTTATATTTGCTTTTGTCTTTTCAATAAACTTTCCGCCCTTACCTCTTAATCTTAATGGTTTGTTTGCTATCCATTTTTCAACAACACCTCTTGCAATATTTTTCTTTCTAAATCTAAATGGACTACCTTGTCCCCTCATTTTTCCACTACCTTTAAAACCACCAGAACCTTTAACACCTTCATCAACAAAGTCCCAATAATCAGATGCTTTTCCAAAATCAAATGTTAAGGTTACAGAATTATCTGAACCTTGAACTTCATAATCAAAGTCATTATATAATGTATTTGACTTTGTCAGCTTCTTCTTCTTTTTAAGTATAGCTTTTCCTTCCTTGACAACTTTGCCGCCAAGATTCTGCATAGCTTGTATGGTGTTCTTTAATTCCATTATGTGTTAGCTGTTATTGGAACAATGCAGAGATTGTTTTGATTTGGAACTTGAACATTTAAAGTAGCAGTCCAACCCGTAAGCTCATTATCGAATCTAGCTGTAAATGGTTCTGCATTAATAGGTAAACTTAAAACCACTTCATTATCAACCCATGATGTAGAATATAGGTTTTGATGAAACTCATTGATCACATCTTGCATAATTTGTAAGGTATCAGAATAAGCATCTACACGACCAGCCCTTTGATTGTTTGGTGAATCTCCTAATTCTTGGTCATTAATCATATCCATAACATACAAT